GCTGCCCGGGCCGTGTGGTGGCCTAACCTGCAAAAGCCTTTCTGAGTGGTTTCATGGTTGCCGGCCAATCATCAGTATCTGTCTGAGTGGCACTCGACAGGGCCGGCTAACTCCACAGACCTATGCCATCCATCCATCGATCTTCCTAGCGACAGAACGAAACGCTGTCCGAGCTGTAGGCCTTAAGAAAGGCCACAACTTCTTCACCATTGAGGAAAGGGCCTTCCAATGCCCAGGATTCTCGGTGAAAGGGACGTGCGCCGCGGCTGAGGTAAGGAGGTCCTGTAGGAGTTGCATTGGCATGGTTGCTGGGGCCAGTTGGAAAACTTGTGAGGTCACCCTGGATTCCAAATGCTCGTCATACACCATCTCGAAATCTTGCACAACCCCCGAAACAATGGGGTTGACAGCACTTGAGGTGTAATATGCGACATTCGCCGTCATACAATCGTCCAAAAGGAAGAAATACACCCCAGTGCTGTAAAACTGTTGGTAATCCGAGAAGGCCATCGATGCCTCATTTGGAAGTGAAAAGGTGTACAAGCCCTTATCTCCCGGGCCGGTATATCTAAGGGATTGATTCCGCGAAGATATGACCTTAAACCAATTGTCTGCTAGCCAAAGATTTGTTTCGTCGGCAGAAATCTTGGCCGCATAGAACTGCCCTCCCCGATAATACGCATTGGAAGTATTAGTAACGAGAAGGGAATTGGCAGTGACCCGGGCCCGTGCTCTCACTGCTTGTAAGGTAGTAGGCTCTATAATAGGGAATGCTGGAAGAAGAATCCTCCGATTCGCCTTTGGTACGCAAACAACAGAAAGTGTGCTACCAGAGCCGAAAAACCCAGCAGTGTTGCATGTTATGATATTCATCTGCAGCCATCCAGACGCTGAGTCAGGTATCGTGTAGCTAGTGGAAAAAGCTCCAGAGGCTATGGACACTGGCGGAAAAATGATATTTGCCATGTCGTCTGGATCAGAGGCTGACTGTGATGGACCAGTCACCAATTGCATCGAAACGGAAACACTACCCGTACCAGTAAAACCAGCACCAGCAACGGTAATTCCAGCCCCAGCCGGGGCATAGAAACCGAAGCGATTGTGGTAAAAGCAAGGTTGGGGAGCATTCGCTGCTGCAGTGTATGTGCTGAGCGCCCACAATCGCGGATCAATCTCAACTTGCAAACCGAGATTGTTGGCCACGGTCATGGTAAGCCCGGCTGTATACAAAGTTGAAAAGCTCGGCAATTGGGAGACCCACACCGGATGAATGACTGAAGGGACCAACATCAGCATCGTATAAGCGGTGGGATCCGCAGATGCTGGTTGGTGAATTAGGGCTCCATCTGCATACAAGTTAAAAACAGCAGTTTGCCAAGAACCACCAGCTTGAGGGAAGCGTGTAGCTGGTGTCTCACGTGGCAAGGTGATAATCTGTGCCAGTCTAGAAAATCCAGCTCCTTTCCCAGCGGAGAGTGATCCTAAGCGCTTTCTGGCTCTTGGCGTTAACGGCAAAGTCACAGCACGCATGGCTTTACTCTTTTGCTTATTTCTGCGGTTCCTGGGCCGAGTCCTCGGCTTCGGTCCTCGAACCTGCACAACAACCTGCTGCTGTTTCTTTCCTGGCATTGTAAGGATAAGCACTGCTTGGCTTCTGGCGTGATACACCACAGGCTTTGCGGTTCTTTTCTTCCACCATTCAAAACACACACACGCAAACACACACACACAGGGGACTGGCGAAGCCAGCCCCACTCACAAGTCATCACACCATATCATCTCCCTCCAAAAGGGAGAATCAATGGTGGCGGGCAAGACCTCAATGTTTTGTATTTGCCTGATGAGGTCATGGATCTGGTCCACGCAAGCATGGATATCGACCACATTGCACTCAGTTGTCATCTTTGTGCGATATGTGGTATAAATGTCTGCAACGGCCTGTATGGTCAACTCATCATACGGGACACCACTCTTCAGTGTCCATTCCCATGGCCGATTTTGATCCAGTTTTGCGGGAGTCCGTTTTTTACCCTCCCTCAATTCAACAATTTTCTTGGCCAGGTCGGCCAATATGGGCACGTGGGCAGAACAGAGCACATGCATGTCGGCAACGCCTGTCATGTGTGCCATCAAATCTTGATCCTTGTCCAGGACCCAGCCCATTTTATATGTGGCCCGACCAATGGTCTTTCCCCAAAACCACCCCTTGCGTGTTGGATAAGGCCTCATTCCCAAATAGACGGCATCATAAAGCTTTGTGCTGACCTGCAACTTAGCTTCAAATCCAAACATCGCAATATTAGAGCCCATGTCTTTGCAAAACTGCTGTTGACGTTCCAAAGAGCAGCACGGAATTGTTCCTAAGGAATCATCTCCACAGACGCTAATCATTATCAGGGGAAAACACTGGTAAACATCCGCCTCAGTCAAAG